GCATAGTCTTTAATGCTATATTTAATGTTTTCAAATTTAGGGTTCTCTAATTCTTCAATATCCGCTAATTCCTCAAGATTTACTAACGGGGTGATATCCGCAAGTTTTTCAAGAACCCTTGACCCTTTGTTTGTTGATACCGGAATGACATCGACGAGATTTGCCAGCGTATCAAATTGACGTCGTTTTTCATTTATTTTCGTGGAGATATCCTGCGGTACAATAAGCCCGCCATCCTCGTCCACACCTTCTTTCATTGCGGCAAGAGGTTGCGGTACTTTGCCGGTTCTAAGAGCAGATGCGAAAAGTTGAACATGGTTTTTTACATCTGTTTTGGCGATATCATCCGTTGGCTGTTGCGAGTTCTTTGCCTCTGGATCTTGCTGCGACTCTTCCTGTGCATATGAAACCTGCATGTTTCGTAAATCCTCATATGTCTGAATTTGATCTTTAATTTGCTGAGCTTCTGCAAGTAGTTTTTTGGCTTCATCAAGTTTTCCCTCATCGGTCAATGCTTCAATGTCTGTACGTTTTTCCGCCAAGGTTTGGCGCAACTCCCGTTCTTTTTTAGACATTCCGCCCCCGGCGAAAAATTGAATATCAAGTTTCAGTAGTTTTTTCTGCTTCAAAAGGCTTTTTTGTTTCGATAGCTTTTTCAAATGCTCGTCCTCCTTAAAAATGGCATAAAAAAAGAACCCTTAAAGATTTAAGAGTTCAAGTTTCATAGTGATCTTTTGTTTTAATAATTCATCCGGGGCTGTTTCTCCAGCTCGACTTTCTGCAGCAGATTGAGCAACAATTTTGCCTGGAACATGTTTAAAATGTGCCAGCACCTGATGATCAATGCAGGCTGCTACATCCTTTGATTCTGAAACTATATCGATCAAGCCATAATTTAAAGCTTCATCGGCGGTGAGCCAGGTTTCCTCATCTAGCAGCTGGCGTAAAGTCCCGTCGTCCAGTTTGTCTCCTGCTTTCGCAAGATATGTGGAAACGATACTTTCAGTAATCTTGTCCAGATCATCGGCTGCCTTCCGGAATTCCGCGGCATTCCCGACCATCCCCATGTATGGGTTGTGAATCATCATCATGGCGTTACTTGGCATCGTAATTTTATTGCCGGCCATTGCAATGACGGAAGCGATACTCCCGGCCAGCGCATCCACATAGACATTGATTTTGGCTTTATGACGCTGGAGCATCGAATGAATAGCCTGCCCCTCGAAAACATCTCCGCCTGGCGAATTGATGTACAAATCAATAGAGCTCACGTCCCCTAAACTTTTCAATTCAGACTGAAAGGCCTTGGACGAACTCTCGCTAAACCATCCTTCGCCGGTAATAGAACCGTAAAGCGTGATTTCAGCAGTCGAATCATTCAGAACCTTCATGTTCCAATACTTGTTTTTCTTCCTTTGTTCCATTGCCATCACCCCCTTTCAGTCGATCTGAAGACTGTTTCGTCTTGTTAAGCTGATATTCTTTCATAATTGAAAGGGGAACAAGATTTAAGTTTCCATAATGCTCATCGCCGATCTCTCCGATGCCTGTCATGTCCTCTTTTTGAAGAATAGTATTGACGCTAAAGGCGCCTACGCTTTGCATAGTTTTATAAAATTCAGCACGTGATTTACTGTCCCCACGGAGCTCAGATTCCAGGTTAAATTTAAAGTAATAGCCATTGTTTCGCTGATTCTCTGTCAAAATCTTATCGTTCAACTCTTGTTCGATATTTGTAACATATGGCTGCAATGTAGTTTTGACATAGTCTAGGGATTGCTGTTCAATATTTGAGAAAGTCGCCCGATCAAGTTCACCGATTTTATGCGGTGGCACCTTGTAAATAGATGCAATCTGTTGGCGATTCCATTTCATTGATTCAATAAATTGGGCATCTTTCATAGGCATGGTTACCTGTGAATAATCAAGCCCGGCGTCTAAAACTGCAATAGACTGCCCCGCATTCACCCGCTCCCAGTCTTCTCTAAGAATTTGTTTACTTTTTCGGTCTAAAAGGGTCGGCGCTTTAACAACACCGAACGGTGCACCGCCATTCTTGTAAAATTTCGCGTTGAATTTTGTGGCAGCTCTATTTGACCCTATATTGTCCCGAATAACTGAAATCGGAGTTTGCCCCACAATTCCGTCAAGAGACAGGTTTTTAAAATGCAGCACCTCTTCATAAAAAAACTCACGGTATCTGCCGTCAATCGTTGTGGAGTACCAAACACGTCCGTTATCAGGATCAATATTTGTGTTGGTTGCTTCCGGATCCAACGGTCTGATCCCCGTCACATTTCCGTCTTTATCAAAAAGTAAAAGGTTGTAGCTGTTTCCCCAAGTGCAAAGCCTTGTAACCAAAAGCCGCTTCCACACAAAGCTTGTCATATAGTCATTGACTTTGTTCAGAATAATATCGCTGACTTTATTTTGAACCTGTTGTATGTTGCCGTTTTTGTTCTGAAAAAGTTTGATCGGAAGTTTAGCAATATCATCCGCCAAAACAATCACACAGGCATATACATCCGGATGAAGAACGGCCGTTTTTGTTGATACCCTTTCACCAGATGCGCTTTCAGATCCAGCAAAAATATTTCTAAACCACGTAGCTGGATGAAGAAGGGATCCGCTATCCTCTTCAGCAATTTCATTTTTTATCCCGCTTTTTAAACGGCTTAATAGCATCTATTTCCCTCCCTCGTCCTTATTTTTTTGACGAACGAATCCTGCCAAACTGGCAAGAGAAAATAAAAAAACACCGGTTGCAATTAAACCCGCGTTTACGTTTATTCGGTATATGGCTATTGAAATGAATACCATGCCTGCAATAAGCAAAATATCTTCTAAAAATAACTGTAAGGCTTTTAAAACTTTCAAATTCTCACCCCCTACAGGCTGAAAGATCCAGACTGAATATAAGCGTTTAAGTCGATCGCTGTATCAATCTGAGAAGCCCGAACATGTGCATTAATAAGTGCAGCTGCCGGGTCAATCCGTTGTGTAGACTTGGACTTGTCCAGCATTATATTTTCCTGGGCATCCACTTTTGTAACTGCGTTCCCCATAGCCCAAGTCAGCAGATCGTTTTTATTATGGATGATCTTTTTCGCCTTCACTTTTTCTCGGAAGTCTTTCGTAGGCTCTGAAAGTGTGGCTACACCCTGCCGAATTTCAATCATCACATATCCGTCTGCTTCCATCTGTTGGGCAAACTGTGTGGCATTGTACGGATCGTAGGCTATTTCTTTTATCCGCCAGCCTTTTTCTTTCTCCATTTTTTTAATGTAGGTTCTGATATAGTCATAATCGACAACAGCGCCGTCGGTAACGGTTAGCCAGTTCTTTTTTCTCCACAGATCATAAGGTACGTTATCAGTCTTCATACGCTCATAGAAAGTATCTTCAGGCATAAAGCCGTGACTCTCAACAGCAAAGCTCCCATCATCCAATGGGAAAATAAACGAAACAGCTGTCAGGTCAATTCGTTTTGACAAGTCAATTCCAACATAGCATTCACGGCCGGATAGATCAGGGAACTGATCAGACCCGCAATCTTTCCAAGCCTGCATATCCATGTATCCACCGTCGCGCATATTAACCCAAACATTCATATTCTTGGTCAGGAAATCCCTCATCTTTTCAGGAACAGCCAGAGCCATTTCAAGACGATCTCGCAAATATTTTTTCCCAACTTCATGAGAAGCTAATATAGGATTAGCCTTTATCCAATTCCTTTCATCCTTTATGTCATCGTCTTTATCTATTTCGTTCACCATGACAAAATACTGTTCATTTGTCTCTACTTTGTTTGGATCGAGAAGACGTGAAACATAATCATACTCCACGCGATAGGCCGGATTGTTTAACTCGTGCCCCGCTGTCGTGATAATAACCATGATCGGCTGCGTTCTTGCGCCCATCCCCGACTCCAGGATATCGTAAATCTCTGACGTTTTATGAGCATGATATTCATCTATTATGCCGCATTGCGGGTTAAATCCGTCACCGGTCTTTCCTGCATCTTTAGATAAAGCTTTGATGGTTGAATTTGTTTTTGGGTGCTCAATGGTACTGTATGCTATCCTGTATTTTTGCTCAGGTTTGTTTAGAAGTTCGCACCCTTCTATTTGGGCTTTTATCTCCTTCCAACATATTTGAGCCTGCTCCGTCTTTGTTGCCCCTATATAAACTTCAGACATTTTCTCATTGTTTGCCATTGCTTCATAGGATGCAACACATGCTAGACTCTGAGTCTTTGCATTTTTACGGCCAACCTGCCAATACACTTTTGTAAAACGGCGGTATCCTGTATCTTTATGAATCCAGCCATAAACATTACCGAAAATAAAGATTTGAATACGATCTGGAACTATGTTTTCACCAGCTAATGGCCCTTTTGTATGTTTGAATTGCGTCATCCAGTAAAGAAAGCGACGGGCTTTTTCATCGTCAAACACGTAAGGAAACTCTCTTGTTCCTTCTCTTTTAATATCATTTAAAAACCGCTGACAAGCCCATATATGCTTTTCGCACGCAACAATCTCGCCCGATATCACATCGCGCGAGTAATCAATCATAAACTGTTTAATTGTATTCATACATTACTAAACTCCTTTTCTGCTAAAGTCTTCTCCCGTTCTTCCTGGGTTTTCGTGATCGCGAGCTTGGCGCGTGCAGACGGAGTGAGCCCAAAGTCATTTGCAGCCGATTTCATTTGATCGTAGAAATTTTTCTGCCGTTTCAGCAGAGGGTGCTCTTCTCCAACCAACTTGATCGGCTCTCCGTTTTCATCTTGACCCTCTGTATGAATCATGATGCCGTCTTCTTCAATAATTTTCGAAATAGAGATGTACTGAGAATACGCATTACAGTAGGCAGCCAACATGCTGATATCTGCCTCCGTGATGATTTCCACCTCAGATAAAAGAGCAGCAACCCGTTTAAATTCTTTTTTAGCCACCTTATCCAGCCAGGAAGGAGGTTTGATATTGTCAGCGCGCATTTTCATTTTTTGTTCGTGTTTAGCCCGCGCGGCCAGTTCTTCCGTATTCTTTTTATTCGGATTGCCCTGTATTAATTGAAGGGCCGCGGATTTTGCAGGTCTCGGCATGTTTTTCACCTCATTCCTTTTAAAAAATCGCAATTTTTCGCTTGTTTTTTTCACAAATCATGCTATGATGAAAGCAACAACAAAACCAGTCATATCAAGCCCTCTCGGCAAATCTGTCGAGAGGGTATTTTGCGTTTCGGGAACTTTGAAAAGC